CGTTTGCACCAATGCTGGTAACATTTGCATATGCACCTTGACCAGAACCTCCAGTAAAAACTATTCTATCGTTTGCTTGATACCAACCTCCACCATTAATGATTTGAATTGGTGCAAGTATACCAAGTGGTGCAATATCTGAACGTAAGGCTGAATAAACATCGAATTCATCTTCAGTTTCTATAGTAGATATAACTTCTACTTCAGGTATAGTAGAAATACCACCGCCGCCGTTGTCAACAATCATACTGAATATTGAACTTGTCTCCAATGAACCAAAAGAAAGTGCATCAATTAATCTTGTGTTTGCATTTGCACTGGCCATATTTGCAAAAAAGAAATTACTGTTACCTATTACAACATCATCTTTGTAACCAATAACATCAGTTGTAATGTAACCAACATTTGCTCTTGCATTACCAGGTGAAGATGCTGTTGTTATAACTGCACCACTAGCCAAAATATTAGATGATTGTACTGTTGCATTAAGACTGACAACAGCCTGTGCATTTACAGATGGTACATATTTAATACTTATAATTGAACCAGATTCGCTAACGCTAGTAACATAAGCAAAGGCCGCATTAGCATAATTCACTCTATCATTTATTCTATAACCTGAACCGCCATTAACAATCGTGTAAGATGGTGGTAAGAAATTAGACAAAGCATATACGTTTGCTTTGGCACCTCCGCCACCAACCACTGTAACAACTGTGTTTGGTTTTAAAGTATAACCGAAACCACCATTCACAACATTGATACGTTGTAGAGAACCTCTTGTTGTTTCTGAAACAATAGCCGATGCACCAACACCAGTAGTGTCATCATCCATACCATCATAGACAACAACAGGATCACCTGGTTGGTATAAAGAACCACGTTTAACGGAGTTTATTTTAATTTGACTGATTTGACCTACAATTTTTGCTGTAAGTATTTCACCATTAAATAACACATCTTGGTTGTTTGAGTCAACTATCTTAACAAATTCTCCAGATTCAAACAGTCTTTGAATATCTGAAATAAAGATTTCTGTTTTTTCTCCAACTAATACCGCTGCTTCAATCGTGGCAATAGACTTTGATTCTAAACCAAACACTCTCAGATTTTTGGTGTTTAGAAAATTACGATTACTTGATGCAAGTTTTAAACTCTTTGAAACATACCATGTACCAGCAGAGGCCTTAAACACCGCTTCTTTTGTATTAAAAACTTCAAAGTCTGAGTTGAAAAGTATACGAAAAAGGAATTCGTATGATGCTGGTGTACCTTTTGTTTGGTATAATTGTCTTGCAACTTTAACTGCTTCTTCTTTACTTAACAGAGTATCTTTTGGAAAGAATGGTAAAAAATCATTAGTAAAGTAATCTAAAAATTCTTCTGTTGTGGTATCAATATCTTTGTATGATAACAGATTCTTGGTACGTTCGGTAACTTTACCCGTTTCTTCCATCCATTCATAGTATGCCTTAATAAACGTGTGAAAGTTTATATACTGGTCATTGTCACGAATGTGCTCAGGTAATTGGTCCTTGACCAATAAAGAGGTTAGTTGGCCGTTTTCTATCATGTTGTTTTAGCTGTTACATTGACAATGATTGATTGTGGATCAAATTCATCCACTGTAATGATTCTGTTGTAAGAAGATGATATAATAGTTGATGTAGGTGTTGTAGTCAATGTTAGTTGACCTAATTCATTGTCAACTGTAATAGGCGAAAACGCATTTAATGTAACGATACCATTATTGTAATCTACTGTACCAATATTACCATTGAAGACTGTTTTCACATTAAATGTATCATTAAAATAAGTTCTTAATGTGCCATATTTACCTTCAAGCATAACTGTTGCTGCACCAAGTGTACCTGTTGTATCATTGGCTGCATTTGTTATTGTCAATATTGCTGATGTATATCCTGTGCCTTTTGTTAAGACATTAATTCTTTTAATAACACCATTCACCACTACTGCTTCTGCTGTTGCACCGGAACCATCACCTAATATAGTAATCTTTGGTGGATATTCATAACCATAACCAGGATTCGTAACTGTAATAGATTCTACACCACCTGAGGATGAAGGTACCTCCTCGATATAAAGGCCTTGAATAGTTTGCGCCAAGTTTAATGGATTTCTATAGACCACTGTCGGTGAACTCAATATACCAGTCAAGAACATACCTTTTTTCAGTTCTGTTCCGTAATATAGTTTGTATGTTGTTGGTGTACTTAAATTTGGAAAGAATTTCTTTTGTAACTTGATAGAAATTTCATTTGTAATGATAGAAGAATCGGTTGCGTTGATTCTATTATTGAAATCGGACGCTTTGAATGTTGAATTAAAAGTATTTAAAGTTGACCTAGCGTATTGATTGATAACATTTCTAACGGCAGCCTTAATTTGTGCCGATGTAGCAGTTGTTTTCTTTGGATCATACAACACATTTGCTGTAATTTGTACGTAAGTATAATCTGGATCAACAATCGTTGGTTCAATTGTCATTAAAGAAATTGGTTTTAAAACATCTTTAATCAGTTTTGATTTTTGATTTTCTGTAATCGTATATGCACCAGTCGGTTTCATACAAACAAATACACGACCATAAACAGGAGGATCATTTTGTTGGCCACCCCAAACATTCACTGCATCAAAAGAATAACCCAATTTATTTTGTTGAATCGCTGTTATGTAATCATCTTTGGTTACTGCACGACCTTGTGCAGCATAAGATTTTGGTGCTTGAAAACGAATAGAGTCAATGGTTTCTTTTGAAGAACCTTGTGTTGCAGAAGTTATCGGTGTAATAACCGTGTTACTGTAACCCGCAACAGTATTCATTATGACAAAATTATTTGCGCCAGCGGAGTTTAATCCTTGAGTTGTAACATATGAAACACGAACAATATTACCGTTATTTAAACTTTTACCTAAAATATTATTGCCAAAATAAATTTCGTAGTAACCATTTAGGCCTTCTTGTAGGAAATATACCTTAGAATCGTTGCCTAAAGATAGATAATCTGTTGATGGATTGTATGTTGTTATTGAATTGTTTGATGTAGACTGTTGTACTGCCACCAAAAGTGTCGTTGTGTCTATATTCGTATCTGGTAATTTAAACAGACCTTTTGGATTTGTTCCAGTGTCTACCAGAAATGAATTTATTTGCGGTCTACCTTGTTTCAGTGTTAGATTATTAAATTGTGCGACACCATTAACAACATCCACAGTATGTGCATCCGTATTCACAAAATTATAATTGATGCCATCAATTGCTTCTGAAAGAAAGTTTGTATATTTTGGTAAAGTTATAGTCGAATCTGTTACACCATTTATTCTCAAATTGATTGTGGCTGAAGGTGCAATCGCAGATTTTGGTGTGTAGTTTAAAAGTTTTGCTTGAGAAACCACTGAATTTCTTTGTAAAGCAGTATCTAAAAACATTTCATTTGCAACCATGTTCAAGTAATATGCATTATATTGCGTGTTGTATGCTAATACATCCAACAGTGTGGAAATTGCAGAACCTTCGTAATTATAATCATTAAGGACACCATTGTCCTTCATATAGTTCTTTAAACTGTCTTTGATTGAACCGAAATCTAGTTCGGTTATGTTGAAATTTGAATTAGCACCTGCCATTTTATCTGTTTCTCTCTAAAAAAACTGTTACAGTAGTTGGTTGTGTTGCATTTGCTATGTAAAATGTTAGTGTAACATCATAAGCATTTCTGTCGATGTAAGGTGTTACCAAAACACTTTTCATGTTTACTCTAGGTTCATAGTTTGATATTGCAACTGAAATCTCTTTTTCTAAAGCTGATGCGGTAACACTAGAGATATTTTCAAATAAAAGAATATCTATATTGGAACCAAACTCTGGATTCCATAACTTTTCAAACTTTTTTGTTAATAATATGTTTCTCACAGAACGGATAATGGCCTGATTGTCATAACTTAAAGCAATATCATTCAACACAGGTCTCTTGGAGAGTGTGAAGTCTATATCGGAGTAGAGTTTTTGTATGTTTTGTACGGTTGCCATCTTTTATTTATGTCTAGGAGTAAAACGATTTTTTGGACTTTTGAAGCTGTGGGAAAAAATTCTTGAGCCGGAACGCAAAAATTCGAAATTTTGGCAATTATGAAATTCTGGTCTTGGCCTTCTCTGTACCAATTAAATTCATAATCAAGTATTTCTCGGTTTCGCCCATATTATTGAGTTTTTTGGTTTTATTGTATCCTTCAATGAAATATTTTACATTACTGTAAAAATCAATATCAGCTATTCTTCTGGTTTGCATGTAGTCATTCAAATTAGTAATATGTGTGTTTATATTTGTAATTTGTTGAGTTGTCAAATTTGAGGTATGAACATTTTGTTGCAAAACTATGTCAAATGACATGTTAATACTGCCTTCAACTTGATTTTTGTAAGTCAATAGTGTGTTATTGTTTGCAATGAGTTGTGGTTCAATCATCAAACTAGTAAAACTACCCATAATAGGTGCATTATTTGTAATACCATCGGTTTGTTGAGTAATATACATCGCTGTTCTACCAAAACTCATGGCCATATCAAGGTAGGGATTAATATTATCTGTTCCAACATATGGAGTTAAACCAGACAGTCTACTTGTGTGTGATAAAAACTCTTGTGCATTACTTCTTAATTGTGTTGCTGAATTGCGAACAGTTACTAAGTTTAATACTCCGTTTCCGGTATTTGCAAGTTCACTAATTGCATTGGCATTTTGATATATTAACATAGTGATGCTTTGCATAGGATTTTGATAATAACCATCGAAATCTTTATTTGCAATATCTTGTGCTTGCCAATCTGTAATAAAAGGAGGCATAGCATCCAAATGTTCTATTGTGTCTTGTGATAGTTCTTGTATGTGTCCATTTGGATCATCAAAACTATATCCAAAAGAGTGAAAAACTCCCGCTGCATTTGCCACTGCTGTCATAATTATACTCCTACAAAGGGCGTGAATGGGTTTGTTGTTGGAAATCCGTTATTACCATTTCCATGAATATGTGTATCAAATATAGCTGTATTGATTTTATCTGACATTAATACTGCATCCATAACACCAATTCTAGCTAACGAGAAATTGGCCAAAGGCGCATTTACTGAAACTGCCGCATACACACTACCTAGTGCGTTAATTTGGCCAGGAACTGCAATAGGTGTCGCTGGTGTTGGAAATCCAGCAGATACACCACCAGATGTTGTGAATCCATCAAATCCTGCAAAAACACCTGTGCCTGCGGTAACCCTAGATTCAGCATTAATCATGTCTGCATGTATCGAACCACCAACGTTCAAATCGGATGCTATGGATATATGGTCAGCAGCACCAAGATACATTGTGCCACCAAAATTTTCATCAGCCGTAATTCTTACATCAGCATCACCTAAAATATCTACATCACCAACAGACCTAATGTTTGTCTCACCTCTGACTTGTAAGTTATAATTTCCACCTACCTGTACATTCATGTCTTTTAGAACGTTCAGGTTGCAGTTACCTTGAATCTCAATATTACAATCACCACCAATTAATATGTTTTTATTTGAAACGATGATTGTGAATCCATTGCCATAAACTTTGTGTACTTCATCACCATTCGGATGCATTTCAATAAATGTTCCTGACCTATGCGATAAGCACACACGTTCTCTGGTTGGTGTGTCATCCATTTCAAATTTATGTCCAGCTTCAGTTTGCTGCACATTATTATATGGATATATTGGTTGGTAATATGTGTTTGCAGCAGACTCTGGTTCTGTCCACGTATTTTCTATTGGAGGTGAATTAATTTCAGACATAATTTAAGGTGTAGATTTGTTTTGGTTCGGTACAACTGCCTGAGCGGATACATTTTCTGCTGTTGGTAAAGTTGCATTGTAATTTGCAATCGTTCTATTTGCTGCCGAAACTTCTGCTGCAGAAGTTGGCACCAATAATCCTGTTGTCGCTGCTCCAGCAATAACAATTACTCCCGCAGCTGCTGTGCCTGCTAATTGAACAGTTTTAATTGTTTCGTTTGCGAGTGTTTTTGCTGAACTAACTAATTCTCCCAAACCACTGTCTGATCCGGCTGTCAATTCTTGCCAGAAATCCGTCAAAACACTACCAACCAGTTTTAAGAATTTGGCCAAACATTGTGCTAATAATGCTAAGAATCTAGCGGGCAAAGAACGTATCCAAGCAATAATGGCTCTGATTTTTGTAACGTATGCTAGTACATATCTTTCAAAATCAATAACGTCTTTTAAAAATTTCTGAACCGTTTTTAACCAACGAGCCGCTTCTTTGAGTTTAGCTGAAATTGCTGCAAATGCACCTGACTTATCACTCAAACCAAGTATCTTCAAAATATTACGGATTTGTTCTCTAATTGCTTGTGCTGTAGATTTGATGAATTTTTTCAGATATATGTTTTTTCTCATTTCATCAATAAAACTACAAACGTGAGCCAATTTTTTATTGTTGTTACCTCTACTTGTTCCAGTAACAACACTTCTTGCACACATCGGTATTGTTGGTGTTCCTGGAACACGGCCATCATTCTCTGCACCAGGAGGTGGTTTCAGATTTTCATTACCAACTATTGGTAAATCTTTTGCTTCTGGTCCTGTTGGTTCTACTGTATCTGCCATTTTAAATATACTCTTGTGTTGTTTGGTCTGGTTCTTTTTCTAGTCCAGGTAAAACACCCATCATCACCGGTGCCTGACCCGATTCACCATCCATAAAAAACCCTACAATCCATTCACCCAACATAGGTGCTGAAAATGATTTTGAATGATTAATAGGATACATGGGTAGAGCCCAAGGTAAATCTTCCGTTGGTAAATCTATTTTGTTATCTGTGTGCCAACCAAAAATTCTAACTTTGCATCGGCCTAGACCCAATGGATCACCTCTGAATTCATTGATACCGACCCACCATATGAATCCATCTTTACCTATAAAATTATTATTCATTTACTGCTCTCAAATATGATTGGTCTGGATATTTCAATTTAGTATTTTCTTTTGCTAATTCCAAAATAGTTTGATATACACCTTGTGTTTGTATGATGTGTCTAACAGCGGTGACTAAGTATATGCCAGAAAAATATTCATCTTTTTCTCTTGTGGCCGCAGTCGGTGTGCCTTCCATTCCTAAAGAATATAACAAAATATTAACTGTTCTTCCTGCTGTTATAGTACTGTCTCCTGGTATAATTGCTTTCATTAAAGTGTAGTTTGACAAAGCAATTTGTGCAGTCCTATTAGGCACATAAGTTTCTATGTATATATCTTTGGCCACACCGTCTGGTTTTTGACTTATGTATTCTTGGTCAATTTGATTAGAGTTGCTGAATGCCAGTTTCAAAGAACTTTCATACATCTGTGTTTGATGTTTACCAAATCTATTGATTGCTGAACCGGATGATGTATATCCCAATTCATCTTTACTAAAATTTGTAACGGTCTTTGTTCTTTTAATTGGATCAATTGAAATCAATCTGTTGGCATACATACCAGAATTTGTTGCTTCTAAGGTGTCATATGTTTTTATGAATTCATAATCCAAAATATTAAACATATTCTCAGCTTTGTTTTTAAAATTCAAATCTGATGGTTGATATTTGTATGTTGCATAAGGAGTATCCGCAAACATTGATTGTATTGATTGAAAATAAAATCCATCGTTTGTTTCATAGAATAACATATCTGCGCCGCCATTAATATCTGGCCTTGCGTATGTTGATAACCAACTTATTGCTTCAAATGGTTTTAATCTAGGTATAACAAAATCATAGACACCATATGTTTGTTGTATGTATTTAATCTTTTTAGGATTAACTTTTAATCCATTGAATTCATCCAGAAGTAAACTACTTACAATGTCGGATATTACTGTTCCTTTGAAAGATTTCGAAACCTTCAGTTGTTCAGACAAAAACAATTCTTCTGATGAAAAATACATCGTAAAAAATTCAGAGTTTTTATTGCCAGCTGGTTTTCTGTTACCAACCTTATATAATCTATATTTTCTGGAATTTTTATATTCTGATGATTGTTTTTTTGATTTTCCGTAGATAATCTCAATAAATTCTGAACCATCAAGTCTTAATTTTTCAATAATACCAACAGCGTCACGTAATATTACGTTACCAGAACATGCAAAAGAATATATGTCTTCAAAAAAGGACAATTCAACAACTAAGTGTTTTAATTTAAATGTATCACCATAATCGGTAATAATATCCACTGCTTCCAAGTTGAAGTCTTGTGCATATCTTGGTCCGCCTGCTGGTGCGTTAGTATCTTCAGCCATATTACTTCATCAATTCCAAAAATTGTGCTTCTAATTTATCAGCATAAATACTATTCAATATTTTTATATTTCTTTTTGACTCGTTTAAAGAAATTTCATATTCATAATTTGTAACTGTTCTTCTCGTAACATTTACCTGAATTGTTTCTGAACCCAATGTATATGTTGTTGTTGTATTAGGTTGCAAGCTGTTGTAAGCTTCTTGTGAAATTGTTTCAGTTTCAACGGTTGTTGTGTTTGTGTTTATATTTGTTTGTGTGGTAATTTTTTCATAATGGTGAATAGAATTTAAATTACCAGTATTATATTTGTTTAGAATATATTTTTCAAATTTATTTGAACTTAATGGCCAATCCCACAATGGATCATTTAATTGATTACAATATAAAACAATCCAAAAACGATTGATATCTCCGTAATATTTGTAAGCGATAATTTCAGGAGTATCACCGTCTTGTATATCATAGGTATAATATACCAGTGCATTATTTAACACACTCGGTATAACACTTGCTCTTGCCATCAAATTTGTATAGGCCGTGGCAACATTGTTTTGGTCCACGTATCTTATTTTAGGTAATGAATTAAAATATTGCATTAGTATCCTGCCTCAATTGATGCTCTGTCAACCAAGATAATTTCTTTAAATGTGATGGTTACAGTACTTTGTACCGGTGCACCATCTGTGTGTGTTGACCATCCATTTGGTGCATAATTTACATCAATTGATTCAACAACACATTTTTGTAATCTTGGTAGATTTGGATTTGTTTTGCCTTGAAAACGGAAATCAATGTTAAAATAAGCAGGCGGCACCCAAAACATACCTGCAAAAGCAGTTGATGCAGCTGGTGCAGCCCACTTTCTAAACATTTTAATGATTTGTTTAACATCTTCAGCTTCTCTTGCTGAGTATGGTGTAAATGTGAATGACATATCAAATGTTCTGAAATCAATACCTTGAAACAACATTTGTTTTTGTGGATTAAAAACGTAACCAGCTTTGTTTAATATAACTCTTGTGGCATCATTATTTACTGCATCGGTAAATTTACTAACAACTCTACCTAAAAGTGGTACTGCACCTGCAGCTGATGCTAGTGTTGTACTATCATCATAAGATGCACCAGAACTCAAAGAAAAGTTTTCCGGCATGTATAGTGATATGTAACCGACTGGTGTTCCTTTTCTCTCACTAAAGAAATTTGCAAGACCAGCAACACCTTGTGATGCAGTATTAAGACCGTCTACTACAGTATTTAAACCTGATGTTACAGCGGACCTAGCGGCACTAGGATCATCAAGAACTGTCCTTACACTATCTGATGCATTTGTTACAAAAGCAGCTGCATCTGTCGAAACAGAATTAAAAGAAAATTCAGATATTGCATCTAGTCCATCACCAGCAGTGTCTGCAAAAGTATCAACAAATTCTCTATTTTGAACATATAAACCATCCAAACCAATTTCTTTAACTTCTTCGATTGTAAAGAATACTGAATGTGATTTGGTGGAACTACCTAAGTCTCTTGGATATTGTACAAAGTCCAGTCCGCCACTATCATATAATGATCCAAGTGGACCGCCTAGTAATCCACCCGGTATATTAATCCCGCCAATTGATGTTGGTATTGAAATAAGTGCCATCGTTTTGTTTTCTGAAAGAGTGATATATAGTATTTATGGCATATTCAGGAACGTTTCGACCCTCAAATCCCCAAAAATACATGGGAGACCACAAAAACATTATATATCGCTCATCATGGGAATGTCGAGTGATGAATTGGCTCGACAAAAATCCAAGTATTGTGTCTTGGGCCTCAGAAGAATTGATAATTCCCTATAAATCACCAGTTGATAATCGTATGCACCGATACTTTCCAGACTTTGTTGTTAAAGTTAAGGACAAAAATGGGCAAACAAGAACGATGATGCTTGAAGTAAAACCAAAATATCAAACAATGGAACCTGAAAAGAAGAAACGTGTTACGAAACAATACATACAAGAGGTTGTCACATGGGGTGTCAATCAAGCCAAATGGAAGGCTGCAACAGAATATTGTTTGGATAGAGGTTGGGAGTTCAAGTTAATAACGGAAGACCATCTTGGACTGTAACTAAATATCCAATGACGACAAAATCCATACTCACCACATTATCAGAAGAAAAGATAGCGGCTCAATATCCAACGATGAGCCGTGAATCTTTGCGTTGGTTGTTGCAAAAAGTTGCAGCGCTTAGAAATCCAACACGTTTATCTGTTCCAATTACAAAAGAACAAAGTAGATGGACAAGACCAGGAGACAGACAGAAATTTTTAATGGGTGGCATGTATTACTTTGTGTATGATCCAAAAGGTAAGGCAAATTTACCATATTATGACAGATTTCCACTGGTATTACCACTTAAAAGACAATCAGATGGGTTTATTGGGTTAAATCTACATTATTTGCCGTTAAAGTATAGGGTTCTTTTCCTGCGTAAGTTATTGAATTTCGCAATCTATGATGAGAATGATGAAATAAAGCGAATCCGTATCACCTATCAAATCCTGGAAGCTTCTTCTAGGTTAAAAGAATTCAGGCCTTGCATCAAACACTACCTATACAGTCATATAAAATCCAGAATTCTGGCTGTAGAACCTAATGAATGGGATATTGCAACATATTTACCAATTCAACAGTTCAAAAAGGCAAAACCACAAGAAGTCTGGAAAGATTCGGTCCAAGAAATAAGGAATTCTTAAATGGCACGCACACTCAACGATTTTAAATCAAGTTTTTCTGGTGATTTGGCTAGAACCAGTAGGTTCGATGTTGAAATACCTCTACCATTAACTTTGGTACCATATATAAAGTCTGCACGTAGACTAAATTACAGATGTGAAGTGGCCACATTGCCAGGAAGAACATTTGCAACAACGGATCAAAAGACTTATGGTCCAATAGAAAAACATCCATATCTCACAACATACAATGATATTGATTTGACATTCATTGTTGATGATGATATGCAACAGAGATTGCTTTTTGATGGTTGGTTGAATTACATAAATCCAACATACAATTACAATATGCGTTACAAAGAAAATTACGCAACAACTTTGACAATCAACCAATACAATGTTTCAAACGAAAAAACATATGCCGTCAGTTTGATGGATGCATATCCAATTTCCATGAATCAGTTGGATTTAGATTGGAACGGAGATGGGTATCATAAACTGACAGTAACATTTGCATACACATATTGGAAAAATTTGTCTCTACAAGCTTTGGGTATGGACCTTTTGGATGCAGGTTTGGATTCCATTGCAAGCGAATTGGGTGGATTAGGTGGTTCTATAGGAAATGCTGTCTCAAGTGGATTTAATGACATGGCAAATTCTATATCATCACCAATAAATTTTAATGAATAAATTAAGGAGTTATTATGGCTTTACCAAAACTTGAAGTGCCAACATATGAACTGGAATTACCACTTTCTAAAAAGAAAATTAAATATAGACCTTACCTAGTCAAAGAACAAAAGGCCTTGATGATGGCCTTAGAATCTTCTGATGCAAAAACAATTCAACACAATGTCAGAGAAATTTTGACTGTGTGTACTTTGTCTAAAGATGTAGACATTGATGAATTGCCAATTGTAGATATTGAATACTATTTCCTACAGTTGAGAGCAAAATCGGTCAGTGAAATCTCTGAATCAAAATACCGTTGTAACAATGAAGTCGATGATAAAGTCTGTGGCAACATTATGGAAGCCAAGATTGATTTGACTGAAATACAACCAGTACAAGAAGAATATGTGGATCCGGAAATTAAATTGACCGACACAATCACCATCAAGATGAAATATCCACCATTCAAGCTAGTCAAAGATTCTATTGATATGGATAACATCACAGAAGTTACCTTCAATATGTTGGCACAGTCAATTGAATATGTTTATGATGGTGAACAATTCCACTATGCAAAAGAAGTTCCTGTGCAAGAATTGGTTGAGTTTATCGAACAATTGAATCAAGAACAGTTTGAGAAACTGGAAAAGTTTTTTAATAGTATTCCTAAACTATCTAAGAAAATTGATATGACTTGTTCCAAATGTGGTTTCGAACACCACTTGGATGTGGAAGGGCTCGAAAGTTTTTTCGGCTAATACTTTGTTATGATGATTTAAAAAATTACTACAAGACTAACTTTTCTTTGATGCAACACCATAAGTATAGTCTTACCGAACTTGAAAATATGATACCTTGGGAACGAGATATCTATGTCGCCATGTTGATTCAATATTTGGAAGAAGAAAACCAAAAACTAAAAGAACGACAAAGAAATAAATGAAGTTATTCGGAAATAAAAAAGAAGGCACAGGCGATAAATCGTCAAGCCCTGTTGCGTCTGAAAAAACTAAACAATCGGCTGGATTTTTAAAAAGGTCTGTCAATAAAATTGGTGATATTCTGCACAAAAAATTTGGTTCAACAGAAAAGATAACTGACACCGATTCAATGTCTAACGCCGAATATCTCGGTGAAATTTATAAATTGATGGTGCAAAACAGTGTCGATATAAAATTAGAACGTGAACAACAGGTTAACTTTAGAGAAGAAGAAGATTCTGAGGAACAAAAAAGACACTCTGAAATAGTCAAGGCCTTGACTATACGTAGAAGACCAAAACCTAAAGCAGTTATACGCCGTGAGAAGAAGGCAGAAGAAAAGGCCAAAGAACCGCCTAAGAAACCAGGTGAGCCACCTAAGAAACCAGGTGAGCCAACTAAACCAACTGAACCTACTAAACCAGCTGAACCTGCAAAGAAACCAGCAGAGCCAGCTAAACCAGCTGAAAAACCAGTTGAAAAAGCCAAAAGAGAAGTTGATGACGGAGTTAAAAAAGCTGCTGAAGAAAAGGCTAAAAAAGATGCTCAAGAGGCAGCCAAAAAAGCTGCTGAAACCAAAGCCAAAAAAGAAGCTGAGGAAAAGGCTAAGAAAGCTGCTGAGGAAAAGGCTAAGAAAGAAACAGCAGAAAAATTAAAGAAAGAGGAACAAGAAAAATTAAAACGTGAGGCTGCGGAGAAAGCTAAATCTGAAAAATTAAAGAAAGATGCAGAACCAGTTAAGCCACCTACTGCGACTCAAAAACCACCAGAATTACCAAAAACTGGACCATCAACTGCAACTCAAATTGGTATTGGAACAGCGATTGCAGCTGCAACAAGTATAAGTTTTGCTCAAGAAATTGGTGATAAAATATCAACACACGAATCCGCTGGTACGTCTGAAAAATCTTATAACATAATGAATAATGCGGGCAAAAAAGATACTAATTGGAATAAGTACAATTTAACAAATATGTCTTTACAACAAGTTTTGGAATTAGCTGAACAAAGAAGAATAGAATTTAATCCTAAAAATAAAGAAGGCAAAAGAGGCAGTATTGGTGTTGCCATGGGTAAATATCAATTTATGCCTTCAGTTTTGCGTGGCGATTCTAAAAATAAAGGTTTAGCTGAAAAAGTTTTTGGACCAGATTGGAAAAATCAACCATTCAACAAAGAAAATCAAGAACGTTTACATGATGCTTTTTTTAAGGATGAAGTTACACAACTAAAACGTTTAAAAGTTCCTGTTTCAGAAGCGACAATTTACATGACGCATTTTGCTGGACCGAAAGGTGCAGCAAAAATATATTTTGCCTCTGATGATACAAAAATGTCTGATGTTATGAGTGATTCTCAAGTACAATCAAACAAAACAATTGCGAAATTAACTGTTGGTGAATATAAAAAGAAAATAAGTACCACAAAAGGAAAAGTTATAGGTTTGTCTTTTGGGGCTTTGGATGAAAAGAAATTAAACGAATTTATGCAACCGCAAAGCAATACGGGTAATAGAATTGATAGTGCATCAAAAGATAATAAAGATATGAAGAAACAGGACACTCCTGCGCCAATAAACATACAACAAAATACAACTAACGTAAACAACACAACCGAATCATCAAATACACCAAAGGTTGATGATAGACCAGCACACCAAAGAAAGTAAAAAATGGCAGATAATAAACTAAATTATCAACAGGCTAGAAGTGTCAGAAAAGCAAAATTTTCCGACATATTGCTTGACCAACTAGCACAAAGTGATAGAAGTGTACTTGGTGCTGTTGGTAAAACCATTTCAATGAAAGCTCAGGCTAGAATTAAAGGCATCAAAGAGAAATTTGATCCTTTGAATATCGTAAGATTTATGACTATGGGATCCAGATTTGGTCCCGCTTTGTTTGGTAAAATGACTGGTCGTAATCAAAAAGATATTGACTATTTTACTGGCCGTACTAAAAGTGTTGTTGGCACCAGAAACACCGCAGATAGATTAAAGAAAGTTGGTGGTGACGGTGATTCAGAAGGCATCAATCAACAATTAGCAAAAATATTTTCTTTCCTACAAAATAATCGTGAAGAAGATATTAAGTTAAAACAATTGGCTAAAAATTCTGAGGAAGAAATTGCCTTGGAAAAAGGTAAACGTCATAAAGAATTGGTTGACACACTACAGAAGTTGATGAAACATATTAATTCTGGTGGTAAGATGACTGCTGAACCAATGGAAAAAACTTCAATGTTTGGTAACATATGGGATAATATCAAAGGCTTGGCAGAGATGCTTGGTGAAATGCGAAAATTCATGTTTGATATGGCTAAAAAAATAGGCATGCCACTTTCTAAAGGACTCACACAAGCAGGTAAATTTGGTCTACGTATGTTACCGACTGTGGCAGCTGCAGCAGCTGTAGGTGCAATGATTTATGGTGCTGATGCTTTAGCAGGTGAGTATCTTGGTGTTGGAAAGAATCCTGATGGGACTGATATTGTAATTGATAATGAAAAGGATGAACAGAACTATAAAGAATTTAATGCGGTCGAAAGGATTGAATCCAATATCGCTAGAGGTACGGAGGTAGTAGGTGGTGTAATTTCACCAAATGTGGCAACTGAAGCAAAAGCCGCAAGAATTAAAAATGAAACCGAATATTTAAGACTAAAAAAGGAAGGTAAACACCGAGCAGAACCTGCAGCACCAGAAGATATGATGTTTGATCCTGAAGGTAATGTGATTGCTTTGCCACCGAATAAGTTTCAAGCACCTAAACCAACACCTGTACCACCAGCACCTGTAATTAAACCACAAGCACCAGCGGGAATGGAATTTGATGCACAAGGTGGTTTAATTACTTCTCCAGTTCCTAAAAAATTGCAACCAGTTGTGCCAGTACCTAAGTCTGCACCTGTTTCATCATTATCAAATACCAATTCTGATTTGAATTTACCTAAACCTGCCGCATCTAATGATATGAAACCTATTATTAACAAGACAGTAAGCAATCTCTCACAGAAGCAAGAAAGAACTGGATTAAGACCTAGTCAAATATCTGTGCGTAATGATGAACCAACATTCATGCAATTAATTATTGCTTCCACAAGGGTTGTATAAACAAAAAACCCCGCCGAAGCGGGGTCTAAACAAAGTTCTGAGAAAGGAGCTTTTGTTTAATCTTCAGCCAACTTGGCAAAGTATTCCATATCGTCATCATCAGTAGCTGCGATATCAACTTCAACTGGCTTCTTAGGTGCAGCCTTAGCTTGTTCAACTGTGGTACGTGCTCGTGGAGCATCACCTTCATCATTCAAACCAAGTACTTTATCCAAACGTGTTTTCAACATATCATAAGACTTGAATTCTTTGTCAGCCGTCAACTCAGTCAATGAGAATTGTGACTTCCAAATTTTCTCCAACTTCTCATCGTCATCCAACAATGCAGATGGTGATGTGAATTCGGACTTATCATAGTTTTGATAACCAGCAACTTTAGTGATACGTAACTTAAAGTTAGCACCCTTCCACAAATCAAACGGATTGATTGGTGTTTCATCTTCAAATGCAGGATTCATTGCACCTGTAACCTTCTCAAAAATCTTGGCACCGAACTTGAACAATTTAACTTGTCCTTCGTTCTCTGGATGCTTAGGATCAGAAATGATATAAACGTTAGCAATGTAACTTAGTTTACGTTTTTGTTTACGAACAATGTCTTTGTTCGCTTCAATGCCTGAGTTCCACAATTTGTTGTTGTGTTCACATACAGGACATTGTTGGTTCTTGGTTGTTAAACACTTGTCGATTAACCAACCACCAGGACCTTGAAATCCATGTTCGAAAATCTTAGCCCAAGGAAGACCATCTTCACCATCAACTGCTGCTGCGGGTAGAAAACGAATCGTAGCCATGCCGTTGCCAGCTTTGTCTACTTCTGGTCGCCAAAAGTTTTCTTTATCGGATTTACCTTCAGTGGAGGCGTTGAGCTCTGCCACTTTTGCTTTCAATGTGTCCAGATTGCCTGAACTTTTTTTAAGATTTGAAAAATCTACCATGATTTACCTTTCTAGTATAAACGGAATATTAACGGAGTATAAACGGATTGTCCACATAGTTCATTATATCATATTATTTAGGCATCGTCAAGTATAAACTTCAACTGTACCAAGGTATCGGCAACATTTTTATGTAAGATTGCCACACCACCTGCAGCACGCCAATCATTAATAACACTCTCTGTATCATCAATGATTAACGTATCTGTTCTTGCGTATCTTTTCTTTAGTTCTTTACCTGGAACCAAGTTACGTTGGAAGTCAATACCCTGCGTTTCCAACCATTTAATCTTTTGTTCAGAGATTGCTTTGTGTCTTTTCTCACTTGCTGTGGAGGACAGAATTTGAGTAGGTGGTAATGCATTACGTAATGCACGTACCAAATCCATTGCATCTGGCATTAGTTCAAGTGTTTCAAAGTGACCATCAGCAATAAACTTATCAAAAAATTTATTGAATTCTTTATATTCTCTGGTTGAACTAGGCTGAACTTTAAACAGTTCAACGTATCTCTTTTCAAAATCGGCAATAACGCCATCCATATCCAAGTAGATGCAATTAATTTTAGGCATGTTCTCTCAAACTTTCTTTTAAAATTGTCTTAAACTTATCTTTATCGTAAACAAGAAACGGTGTGTACTTTTCAATTTTTCTTTTTAATGTAGGCCAAATAACATCATCTGTTATTTTTTTGTTCCACATTGGTAAGAAATTCATAATGTCATTAAGTATACACACCGTCTCAATGTTAATGTTGCCATAAGTCATCTCTCTCAACAGCAATGGATATTGTCCGTCTACAACTACCAACATTTCATTAGGCGATTGTGTTGCTGTGAATAGACCTATTATATCTTGTTCGAATCGGTATGTCAAGCTCTGGTTTCTTTTTTGCCATTTCTTGTAGTTTTCTTCACCTTCAATACCACATATATCTCCTACCCAATTCACATTGGTTTCTAGGAAATTAGCAATATAAAAAGTACGTAATTCATCTATGTTGTACTTCCGTGATAACTTGTAAAAAGAATACTTGGCTTTATTGTTTGCAAAGTTGTCCTTTGATACGTTGGTCTTTCCGTTGTAACGAAAAAAATCGTAAGAATCGGAAGTAAAATGAAGTTTAATGCTTTGATATAGGGCATATGCTTCAAATCCTGTCGTTTCGGTCATAGGGGCAATTTAGAACTTTTCTTCAATAGGTTTAGGTCTTGTGCTTCTTCTCTAATCTTTGCTTTCAATGCACTAGAGACTAAAGAAGAAGCCACATCGACTTCCATACCTGTTTGTTCACAATGATGTATGATTGCATCCATATGGGTACCACCCAATTCACTGACGCTTTTACTAATCATTTCACTAAATTCATTAATTTCGGTTTTTGTTGGCACTTTGAGCTTTCGTATAGAACAGATGATTTCCAATTTTTGCAACGTACCTTAATTTCCATTCTGGATTAACGTAGGTGGCATGATAGAACATTGAATTGGTTTCATATATTTTATCATGTAATTTTGTTTGTGTCAAGGCTTTCTTTGCGACAATTAGGCATTCTTCCCATGCATATTTGCTCCTAACCGGTCCAACATTCTCACCAACCCAACTGAATTGGTATGTGCGGCCCGTTTTTTGATATACCACTTCACAAATTGTTTTGGGATAAAATGGACTATTCACACGATTCATTGTAACTTGTGCTACTGCTAATTTACCTTCAAAAGATTCGCTTGCGGCTTCATAGTAGATGTTTTTGGCCATGCAAAGTAATTGCTTATTTAAATCCTGTGAAACCACTCTTTCCATTGCAAATGTTTGTTCTTGGGATGTTAAAGGTAAAATCAATAATGATAAAGAAAATAATAAAGTTGATAAAAACTTCATTGCTACTCCTCGTTTGTTTAAAGGGGGAAAAACCCCCTTAACCCTCAGGATGTTTTTCTGGTAACCTTGATTTCAGGTGTTACCGGTGTATTAGATACAAAACTATTTAAAGATGTAGCTTTGCTAATAATGTCTGTTTCTGAGGGGATGGTCGGCAATCCTGGATGTTCAGGTGGTATTTCACCTTTAGACCTTGCCGTTTCGCATTTGATGTGCCAGTCTTGTTGTAGACGGTCTCGTTCTGCGTTGTATGAATCATATAACATGTCTCTTGCCATTTTTAATAGTTCAAGACGGATTTCAAAGGGTGTCATGTTTGACATAGTTTTCTCCTTGTGTTGTGTAAGTGTGTTGGTGGATTATTTAAATGGGTCCCACCGAACCCATATACTTATTTATACGTATTAAAAACTACGTGTGTACTGTAGACGCCATGCATCTTTTTCTTCGTCACCATATGAACGGCTCCAACGAACTGCAACTTTGTCTTGTTTGGTCAAATCGTAACCGACTGCTGTGTGAACACGGGTCGTTTGATATGCGTTTGTAGTATCAAATGCATTACGATAACGAGCACCAACATCACCAGTCAAACCAGCAACCAATGGGAATTTAACACCAGCATCAACTGCGTAATGACTAAAATGTGTTGAACTGGTTACTCTTTCACCCAAACGTCCACCAACGTAGAAAGCACCGATAGATTGTCTCACACGAACTTCTAATCCTTGTGAAATTGAACCACTGCCAAGTGCAGACTGGCTGTTTTCCATTTTAAGGCTATAGTCGGTAGAACCAACTTTATTACCAATGACAACTGCTTCTTTAATGTTTTTTGCATCTGTTGCACGGTTTGTTTCATCTGAATATTCCAATGAACCATAACCTTGTGCCATTGCTGAAGCACTGATGACCAAAGAGGCCAAAATAAAACTGATTTTCTTCAAAATTAACTCCTAGTTGTTAAACAAAATGATAGGTATTAAGGAACCTAACTAACCTCTTCCGATTTCCGGAATTCCTAAAAAAGACCTTGATATATCTATGATGTAAACCAATCGTCTTTTCTCTGTTTTGTTATATGCACTGTGCCAATCACCATTATCAAATGCAAATAAATTTGACCAATCCAATTCAACACCTCTAACTTCCAAATACACATCGCCTTCTGGAATAATGAGTGGAATATGTATTCTAACTGTTTTTCTTAAATAGTTTTCTATATCAACATGCCTAGTGATAACACCACCTGGATCCAATATGCTATAACCACTGCAACCACAATGTTGTATATATTTTTGTGTTAAAGATGAGGCAGTAGGAAATGCATTTCTCATTTCAGGTTCAAGGAACATATTACGTTCGATGCCTTTTTGCGGTAGAGAATACCTTAGTCCTTCAACTTTCCAAATAACACGTTCTTCTGCGTCCAAAACTGCATTTTTATTTTTTGAAGCATAAGAGTTGCCGCCAGTAAATGTAGTGTAAAAGTCTTTATGATACTCCAAAAAGTCATCACGTAACTTTGGTGCCAACTCCAACAATTCATCTGCAATTAAAATTTCTTCTTTAGACCAAATGGTTTTAGGTATCTTCATTATGTCTCCACTAAGTGGTTGGTTATTCTGTTACGAGGAAACCAACCGAAACCCTAAGCGGCGTTTAGGCTGCTAATGCGAACTGTGAGTCGTTTGCGTTTACTTTGATTTAGTTTTAACATCTTCTCTGATGAGTTGTCCACTTCTGTACTATTTGCCCTGTCGAAACTATGCAGGCCCATCAGAAACATACTAGCACATAGACTTAACTATGAATTGTGGGTTTCAAGACCACTAATATGCTTATGGTGGACCTGGGGGGATTCGCACCCCCGTCCAGAACACTTTTCTAGTTGCTTCATACAACCATAACTTCACATTATACATTAAATTATTTAGTCTGTCAACTGTTTTTATGGTAATAATCAATTGCTTTAACCAGGCCTTCAATATGGTCTTGTGTTTTTTCTTTGAAAATCATTGGTTGTTCGTTATCCACGGCCATAATGATTATCAAATCATCAATAGGTGTACCAACTAATTCTTCATACATCAATGCATATGCAGTACATTGCCAAAAATAATCTAAAATATCTTCACGCTTTTTAATCTTCTTTGATGTTTTAAAATCAATGACTGATAACTTACCTTCATACTCACCAATGCAATCTACACGACCTGCTAATCCTAGTTGTGCAGACCACAGTCCGACCTCTTGGTAGTGTATGTTATTGATTTTGTTTAGATGTGGTTTGATTGATATGAACATCTCTTTGGCATCAGGCATAACAGTGCCTGGTGGTTTTGTTTCATTGTTCAAATAATATTCACACATGGTATGCATATTAGTACCACGGGATGTAGCATGTTTGGAGATTTTGTTTGCAACTTCTTCACCAACTCTACGGCGCCATGCCATGATGGCCTCTTTTTTCTGAGCACCCACCACTGTGGTCACCGATGGTAACTTTTTACCATCAGGCGTGACATAATATCTTTTCCCGTCAGGAAAAGTTTGAGATTCAATTTTTGGAATCTCTTTTGGTGGGCAATAAATGAACATTATAATCCTAACTTTAAGTTTTTATATTCAAGGATAGTTTGGTCTGCTTCTTCGATTTTTTTATTCAAAAAAGTTTTGTCAAATGTTCCATCAATGATATCTTTAATATCAACTCCCATACCAACCAGTTCAAATACATCATGGTTGATACTGACACCTTTATCAGCATTACCGTAAATTGATTTACCAGCTTTGATTCGATGTTGTTCTGTTTCTTTATTCAATGAATCAGCAACACGCCTTGCAGTATACCAGTTTGTATATTTGTTTTTCCAAATCATTGTTCCTTCATCAGGTTGTGCATATCTAAAATCATCATCACCTGTGGGAACTTTAAATTCTCCAGGTAACATTTCACTGTAACCCCATTTTTCATATTCTTTTTCAAATTCACTTAAACGACTGACTGATCCTTTTCTAATCAACAAAGGCCACCAATCCCAATTATCAAATACTTCAAAGTTTTGGTCCAACAATAATTGCTGACTTTTATACACACTAGAGATTGGTTCTCCAGGTAACCCACAAATCATACCAGTATATGTGTAAATTGGTTTATATTTCTTTAACTGTCTAATTGCTTCAAACTGTCTTTCATTATCTAGGCCTTTACCAATGGCCTTCTTGGCCTCTGGATGCAGTGATTCTAAACCAAATGTTGCAGCAACCAAACCAGTGTCCGCTAACATGGGTATAGTTTCTGGAAAACGTTCAATCAAATCTGCACGTAAGAACGCTGTGTATGTAATCTTAACACCACTCTTTGCAATTGCTTCAGCAACATAATCTAATTTAACCACGTTATCATTAAACGTATCATCATTAAACCAATAATTGTTTACACCAAACATCTCATAGTTTCTACGCAATTCGGCAGCCAAATTATCTACGTGACGAATGTAATCGTTCTTCTTTTTACCCAACAATGGAAAGGCACAGAACCTGCATCTGAAAATGCAACCCCTACTAATTTCAATAGGCAAGAAATTGTTTTTGATTAAGTCGCTCTCCAACCATTTTATGGATAAATCAGTATCATCATTCTTGTACACCATTTCGGCATTGATAGAAAAAGTTTCTCTATAAGGAACCCACTTTAAATCATCCAATCGTTTTTTTGTCAGGAATTTTAAATAGTGTAATACCGCTTCTTCGGCATATCCCCAAAAAATTCTATCAACCTTAGTTAAATCTATACCACTAATTGGTGTCTCATTGCCGCCAATTAAAGTCTTTACGTGTGGATATTTTTCTTTAATATGATTGAATAGGTGATTCACCTTATCAAATGCATAGATGAAGGTAATACTGACGCCAACAAACAGTGTTTTTGGTCCAATAAATCTAGCACAGATTGTTTCAATTTCTTCATCCGTGAAGTTGCCAAAATAATCAATAACTTCCATGTTATAACCATGTTGGTCTAAAACTGTCCTCAATCTTGCTGCACCAGCTGGTCGACTAATTGTTCTAGTTCGTTCCATACCGGTAAAAACGATACCGTGTATATCTGTCATAATTTAATAAATTTCAAAATCTCTAATTTTTTTAGTTACATATTTTTGTCTGATAGCTTCAAAGAAGTCTATATCTTCTTCTGTCAATTCTACACTATCAATCTTTTCTCTCATACTACCAACAAATTTTAACATTTGTTCAAACTCACCTTCATATTTAAAATGTTTTGTTACCTTTTTGGTGTCGTAAGCATCCATAATGATATGGTATCTATCTTCATCGGAATCATTTCTAATTTGGTGCCATTGATTCACCCAAAGAATCCAAACGCCACCATCAGCAGGCATGTGTAAATTTTTACCTTGACAAATGTGTACACATTTTTTATTTGTGAATAGTGGAATGTGAATACGAGCCATATATTCTTTTTCTTCAGCATCTCTGTGTACCAAACTTTTTGAATTTGCTTTCAAACAAGTAACTCTTGCTCTGGTTGGATAAAATCCCATTTCACGTATATCGTCCAAAACTTTCTTAATTTCGCCAACATAAGCTTCCGTTGGTTTGTCATGTTCCAAACCATGAGATACATTAAAATGTTTGTATGCTTTGTAAATCAATTCTTCTGTCGGTAAAAATGATTCTAGTGATTGACCTTTTTCCAACTGAATAGCTTCCCAACCACCAGTCCATGTGGCTTCTTTGCATAGAATACTCCAACCACCAAAACCATTGTATTTTGGAGTTTCATATTCTTCACCTTGAATAACTTGGTCACCCAAAGTAAAAACGCTATCCCTTACTTCTTGTTTCAACTTCTCAATATTTACTGTGTAGTCTAATTTTTCAAAAAACATTTGTTATCCTTTATAAATTTCCAGTTTCCTGCAACATTTCATATACTTGGCCATAATCATACAATTTGGTCCTAAGTGCAAAAGCTTTCCTAAGATTTGCTTCACCACCCAAAGGTTCAACATTATGTGGTACTCTCACATCTAACAGGTATGCTTCGCTAGGTTGAGCAATAAAAGATCCAATTTCATAAACATCATCGAAAGTATATACCGCATCAACATATGTTATTTCTTCACATG